TAAAGGCACAGAGGATAATAGAGTAAGAAAATTAGATTACTCTATACAATTATCAAAATTATTTTATGAAAGGTTTATCAATGACGAAGATATTACTTTATTTTCTCCTCACGAAGTACCCGAACTCTACGAAGCTTGGGGTACAGAAGCATTTGATGACTTATACATTAAAGCTGAAAGAAAAACCAGTATTAAAAAAGTCAAAGTAGGTGCTCAAGAACTATTTTTTGACATATTGAAAGAAAGAGCAGAAACAGGTCGTATCTATATTATGAATATAGACCATTGTAATGACCACTCTTCATTTAAAGATAGAATCACAATGTCAAATTTATGCCAAGAGATTACTTTACCTACTGACCCTATTCAACATATAGATGGTAAAGGTGAAATTGCATTATGTATTTTATCTGCTATCAATGTAGGTAAAATTAATTATATTGAAGATTTAGAAAACTTATGTGATTTGGCAGTAAGAGCATTAGATGAAATTATAGACCATCAAAAATATCCTGTAAAAGCGGCTGAAGTTTCTACTAAAGCAAGACGTTCATTAGGTATTGGTTATATTGGTCTTGCACATTATCTAGCAAGAATGAAAGTATCATATGAAGACAAGGCTGCCTGGAAAGAAGTTGATGAATTAACAGAGGCGTTTCAGTATTATCTATTAAAGGCAAGTAATGAAGTTGCAAAAGAAAAAGGACCTTGCGAATACTTTAATAGAACAAAATATTCCGACGGTATATTACCAATTGACACCTATAAAAAAGAGGTAGATGAGATTGTAAATCGTAAACTATCTATGAAATGGGAACAATTGAGAAAATCTATCAAAGAAAATGGGCTAAGACATAGCACCTTATCAGCTCAAATGCCGTCAGAATCCTCTAGTGTGGTTTCTAATGCTACAAACGGCATAGAACCACCTAGAGACTATTTGTCAATTAAAAAATCTAAAAAAGGTACGCTGAAACAAATTGTACCAGAATATAAAAAATTGCGAGACAATTATACGCTGTTATGGGATATGAAAGGAAATAATGGATATATAAATATCGTTGCAGTAATGCAAAAGTATTTTGACCAAGCCATTAGTGGCAACTGGTCATATAATCCTGAACATTTTGATGAGGGTCAAGTACCTATTTCGGTAATGGCTAACGATTTACTAACAACTTATAAACTAGGTTGGAAGACATCTTATTATCAAAACACATATGATAGTAAGAAAGATGAAGACGAACCATCACATCCATTAGGGTGGAAAGATGAAGTTAAAGAAACAGAACCGGCAACTTTACAAACCGAAGAGGATTGTGAAAGCTGTACAATATAAGGATAATATATGAACTTTGTAGCAAATACTCCGTATATTAAATGTTGGGTAAAGAAAGAGTACCTACACGATTTAGAAAAAGGTCACGGCGAATTAGTTGAAGCAGTAATGATTGCCGTAAAATCTGTTCAAGGTCGTGCTTTAATGTTTGAAGCATATCTACCAGATTATGGTGCTTGCTTTGATAAGTTTCCTTTATCAGCATTTGTTTGGAAAAAAGATATAAAACAAGAAGACCAATTACCTCTAGGTTCTTTAGAATTATGGGACGGTTTTAGTAATAATATTCAGATATGGTCTAAAAGATTATTAAAGAATTGTGATGTAGAAATTATGTTAAAAGGTGGTAAAAGAATGGGTGGTGAATACTTATTTACTATTGACGCTTGCCACGGTGATGTTAATATGGTAGACGCTAGCGTTAGTGAAGTACCATCTGAACACAAACAACATAATTTTGGTAAGTTAGATAACGGCCAATTCTTTGCTCAACCTAATAATAGAATGATATGGTATGAACAAAGTTTAACACCAAAAGAACTAAAGAAACCAGACTTTCAGGTTTCTACTAGATACTTCTTTTGTGAACAAGAGGAAAAATGGGCATTTGGTGACACTAATGATTATTTTTATGAAGACAAACAAAGAGAAAGCAAAAAAGATAAGGACTACAAGTAATGGGAAGAAGTGTATTTAATACAGAAAAAGGTATAGACTTTACAAAACAACCAATGTTTTTTGGTGAAGATTTACAAGTACAACAATATAGTGATATGAAATATCCTATATTTGATAAACTAAACCAACAACAATTAGGTTATTTCTGGAGACCTGAAGAAGTATCTTTACAGAAAGATAGAAATGATTATACTGAATTAACTGAACAACAAAAGTTTATCTTTACTGCTAATCTAAAATATCAAACTATGTTAGATAGTGTTCAAGGTAGAGGACCTTGTTTAGCATTTTTACCTTTTGTTTCTTTACCAGAGATTGAAGGCTGTATTGTTACCTGGGATTTTATTGAGACTATTCATAGTAGAAGTTATACTTACATAATTAAAAATTTGTATTCACAACCAAGTGATGTATTTGATACAATTATTGGTGATGAGAAGATAGAAAGAAGAGCAAAAACTATTACAGAAACTTATGATGACCTAATCAATACAGGTTATAAATGGCATTTAAAACCAGATAGTGTTGATATGTATGAACTTAAAAAGAAATTATGGAAAGCATTGGTAACGGTAAATATATTAGAGGGTTTAAGATTCTATGTATCGTTTGCTTGTAGTTTTGCTTTTGGTGAATTAAAATTACTAGAAGGTTCTGCTAAAATTATTTCATTTATTGCTCGTGATGAATCACAACACCTAGCAATGTCTCAAAGAATTATTAATAATTATAGAGATTATGAAAATGATAGTGTGATGAATAAAGTAATTAAAGATACTGAAAAAGAAGTTTATCAAATGTATGATGAAGCAGTACAGGAGGAAAAACGTTGGGCAACATATCTATTTTCCAAAGGAAGTATGATTGGATTATCAGAAAAACTATTACACCAGTTTGTAGAATATATGGCAAACAGACGAATGAAAGGCATAGGTCTAACACCTCAATACGAACAAAAAACAAATCCACTTCCTTGGGTAGAACATTGGCTAAACAGCCGTTCAACTCAAAACGCACCACAGGAAACTGAAATAGAGAGTTATGTAATTGGCGGCATTAAACAAGATGTAAAGAAAGACCAATTTAAAAAATTCAAACTATAATGAAGACACCAAAAACCTGCCAAAATTGTCAGACTAAATATACCATAGAATGGGACGAAGATAAGTTTGACTTACAACCTTTGACTTGTCCATTTTGTGGATATGAAGTAGATGAGGAAGATGATGTTGAAAGCAGGTATGACGGCGAAGACGATAATTGGAATTGATTATAGTTTAACCAGCCCTGCCATTTGTATTAACAATGGCAGTTTAATGTTTTACTATTTAACTAATAAAAAGAAGTGGCAATGTGAAATGAATGAATCTATTGTTGGTTATGCACATAAAGAATGGACTGACCCTATTCAGAGGTTTAAACAAATATCTGATTTCGCATTAAATATAATCAAAAGCACTTACGAGCCTAAAGTTTACATAGAAAACTATTCATACGGCTCAAAAGGTCGTGCATTATTTCAAATAGCAGAGAATACTGGTCTATTAAAGTATAGACTTATGGAAGAAAAAATACCTTATGAGGTTGTTGTACCAAGTGTAGTCAAGAAAGGTGCAACAGGTAAAGGTAATGCAGACAAAGAAAAAATGTATGAGGCATTTGTTAAAGAAACTAAAATGGATTTAAAAAAAATATTCGATACTGATAAAGTAGGTAACCCTATATCAGATATCGCTGATAGTTATTTTGTTATGAAGGTTGGTAATGCTGTATCTGTTTAATACAAAAAGAGGAACAAGAAAATATATAGAAGAGTTTGGTAAAGGTCATAATCTAAAGTTTTTTGATTTTGCAGAGATAAAAGGACCAGAGTTTTACAATCAACATTGGCCAATGTGGAATGGTACCTTTCCAGATGAAGATGTTGAGGTTTGTTTTCAAGGTATTATTAGAGGTACTAAAAGACTTCAATTAGCTTGTGAAACAAATAATATACCTTATTATTATTTTGACCAACCTTATTTGTTTTCTAACGATTATCAACCACATCCAGGTTTTGGTCAACCTTGGTATAGAATTATAAAAAATAATGTACAGATGATTGATATTGATGAGAGACATAAAGAAAGATTTGAAAATATAAAAAGTATGTGTAGCAGACATAAAGATTCTTTAAATGAGATAACATTAAAAGATTGGAAAAAAGATGGTCAGACAATTATAATTATACCACCATCTATACATACAGCAACTTGGTACGATATTGAAGTAGAAACTTGGATAGAAAACATAAAAACTGAATTAAAAAAACATACAGATAGACCAATTCAGGTCAGATACAAATACGTAAATAGAAAACACGGTAAAAGAAACTCAACACCTTTAAGTGTTGAATTAAGAAATTGTTTTGCTATGGTATCTTGGCATAGTATGGCTGCTTGTGAAGCCGTTATTGCAGGTGTACCTAGTTTTACAAGTGAACATAGTCCAGCAAATAGAGTATCATATAGTTTAAATGACCTAGATAAAATAGAACAACCATTATATTCTGATTTAAGAGAGAAGTGGTTATGGTCTTTAATAGGTAATCAGTTTTTGTTAAGTGAGATTACAACAGATTATGCTTATAAGTATATTAACGGAGAATAAAAATGTTTTATCAACCTTTATTAAATAGTTTAAGAAATGCAGAGACCCATCACGAACCTTGGGAGTATCATACTTTTGGTCAGGTCTTAAACGAAGCTCAAATAGATGAAATAAGAAACGCTGAGGTTGTTAAAGATGGTGTATTGTTTGATGGTACAAGGTCAGGTTATAAAGATGGTGTTGGTAAACAAAATGATAAGATAAGAGAATATGTTACCATTGAAAACAGACACAAATATCCTAACTTATTTAATTTTATAAAAGAAATGCAAAGTTTACCTGTAAGAAAAGAATTTGCAAGACTAGTAGGTAATAAAGATAATTTTAAAAACTCATATGTTAGATTAGAAATACTAAATGATACGCAAGGGTTTTATTTAAAACCTCATTGTGATATACCAGAAAAATTAATATCAAGTTTAATATATGTAAACCAAACTGGTGAGAATGTAAGTTTAGGCACAGATTTATATAATGAAAAACTTGAATTGAAAAAAACGGTACCATTTTGGCACAACTATGGTTATGTATTTCACGGACCAAATAAATGGCACGGTATGGAAAAAGGTAAAGAAATACAAGTAGAAAGAAGAGGTATACAATTAAATTATGTAACCTTTAAAACAGATTGGAAAGTATATGAATGATTTATATAATAGAATGAAAGAGATTGAGGCTAAGTATT